TCAAAATTTATTTTATCATGACATTTGTGAGGTAAACCAGCACAAGCAACATGGAACTCTCCATTTTCTAATTCTTCTAAATAACTCTTTGCTCTTAAAAACTTCCCTCTCACAAATTTATATTCTAATTTCCAAGCACCTAATTTTACTGGGTCAATTTCTATATCTTTACCATCTTCTAAACCAACTAAATGTAAACTATCAGTATCAGCATAAATAAACCTATCAAAATTTTTCTGTGCTGACGATATAGTTATTTGTCTAGCATAAGAAGTTATAAAACTGGCAACTGGAAGATAAACTGGTTCTCTTTCATCATTCTCACCCATTTGATAATGTACCATTTCACCATCAAAAGTTGGGTCTTTTGATTTTATTATTGGGTTTAATGCAAATTTTCCATATAAAGAATTTAACATTAACTTTGATATTGTTCTCATTCCTGCGTTTCCATTAATCGTGCTTTCTTCTTTTACTTTTTTCCATTTGTCAATATAATCTCTAAATAAAATATTTGTGCTTTTGAATTTCCAACCACTAAACCATTCTAAATTATAAACATTGTAATGCTCTAAAAATAATTGTAAATCAACACTTGTTAAACAAAGTGTAATATCTAAACCCTTTGAACTAGTTGCATATTCTGTAGCTTGAAAACTCATATTATTTTTAATTTGTAACGTTGGAATATGATTTTCTTTTAACTCAAAATTACAACGAAACATTTGAATATATACATTATATATTTTATCTTGATGATATTTACCTTCATAAAAAATAGGTTCACCATAAGGAAGATTTTTATAATACATAACTGATGGATATAAACTATTTACATCTAATACAATTCCCTCTTTTATATCTTTATTCTGAAATTTTGGGTTTACATAAGTGAACCCCCCTTTATAGCTTTGTCTTAATTCTTTATCATAAGTCATTATAGGAAATAATTTATCAAATCGTTTTCGACCTATTATATTTTTAAAATCGAAAAAAGCATTTGAAGCTTGTGTCATTTTATCTAATTTTTGATTGAAAAAATACAATAAAGCTTTTCCAACTATTTCAACATCATTTTTTATATACTCAACTTCTTCATTTGTTATTATATATCCTTTTGGTCTTTCCATTACATAATCAATATCACCTTTCAATTGTTCTATATTAAAAGCTTTTGATATTGATTTAACTGGTAATGGTAATATTTTTAAACTATCATATATTTCATATTCTCGTCCATCATACATAATTTTTATAGCATAAAAAACCCCCATAAAAGTTATTAAAGTTGAGAATTGCATATCAAATAATTTTCTTTCCTTTGAATGTTTAAATCCATTTCTGAATAAATAATAAAAAATAAATTCACCATCAAATTTTAGATTATGAAAATAAATTTTTGTCTTTGTTGGTAACTCGAATATTCTTTCAAAGAAATTTTCTATTGTATTCCCATACTCGAATTTATCAATAAGAATATTATATAAACCCCAACCCCAAACTCTACAATCTTCGGGGTTGGTTGTTGTTTCAAAATCACCAACAAATATATTTTTCATATCACCTCACGCCATGCTTCAATTTTTGCATCAATAATGGTTTCTAATTCTAATGGGTCATAAATAAAATCAATCGAAAGTAAAGGGTTAGTTACTGAATTACTGAAAAGTTTTTCGGGTGAAACATCTTTTAATAAATTCGCTAATTCTTCACCTTTAGTTCCAAGGTTATCAATTAAACCCTGCAAATAATTTTGTTTATATTTCTCTAATTGTTCAAGCTTAAAATTACTTGATATTTCACGTTCTAAACTTTCAACGAATTTTTCCCACTCTTTTTGTGATTTATTCAAAGAAAATGCTTTTGGTCTTAAACCTCTTTCAGCAACTTGACCCATTACACCCTCACGTTCTGTAACATCTAATTTTTTTCTTTCTATTGCTCTTTTAATATTTGTTATTCTTACCTTGTTTTTAACTTCCTTTATTTCATATTGAGTTAATGTTAAACCACTTTCAGTAACTTGTATTCTTTCAGCGCCACGTTTGGAAAATCTTTGCAATGATGCTAATTCTCTTTTAAAATCTTTTCTAGTTCCAATTCTTCCTTGCAATGCTTTTGTACTTATTTTCTGTGGAAGAAATTCAGCTTTTGTGGGGTCTTTCTTTGCTACCCTTGAAATTTTTTGATTAAAATTCCTAACTACTCTTTGTAGTTCTCGAATATCTTTATCTCTCCATTTAATTTTACTTTGTTTAGGCATTGGAAAACCTCCAAATTTATAAGATTAATAACTTTAAACCCTCTTTTTTCAATTTTTGAATATAGAATAAAATCAAAATAATCGTTGCTATCAAATTCAATGTTGTATCTCGATGTTAATTTATGCTTCAATTCTTCTCTATTTTTAATAAATTTTTGTATAAAACCATCTAAATAAAATTTTGATGAAAAATAAAAAGCAAAATTATTTGTTTGGAATATATAATCACTCTCATTGATATTATAATATATCTTTTTCATTTTATCACCTCCTATGAAAAAAGGTAGACATTTAGTCCACCTTGATTTTATCCTTCGGGAAAGAATTTCACTGTAGTGTAAGTTCTTTTATTTTTACTCATTCTTTCTTTAAATAAAACTGGTAAGTGGTCTTTTACTATTACATCATGGTAACCATCATTTTCAAATTCAAGCATATTTTCAGTTAATACAGAACCCCCAAAATAAAAATTATTATCTTCTTCAATTACAAAACATACATATTTTTCATTCTTTTCATTATCTGTTAAAAACCCATAATCAGTGATTGTCACAACTTTTTCTAATAAATCTTTTGAATTTCCTTTTTCTTTATCTTCCATGAATGTTAATAATACATCGAACTCTTTTGCTCTTGCTTTTAAACTTTTTAAATTATTCATAATTTACACCTCTTCACTTTCATTTTTATTTTCTACAACTTTTGAATATTTGATAAAATCTTCATAACTAATTTCTCTTTGTTCTTGCATTTCTTTTATCTCAACTATGAAGCAAGTATTTCCAGTTTCTTTAACAAAATTTGAAGCTATTTTAGTTTTGTTTGGTTTTGTGAAAATTATTTCAGTTTTTAAAATACCTTCTAATATTTTTCCTTCTTCACTTCTTTTTACTTTTAAAGCATCAACTATATTTACCTCGTAAGATTTAAAAGTTCTAACAATTTTCTTTTCCATTATATAAACTCCTTTTATTTTATATTCTTCCCTCTGCATTTAATAGGGTTGGGACTATCGAACCTCCATTTGTCGGTTGCCTGCATTAAAGAGGGGGAGGGAATTTCTTCCCTCTATATTCTATTATATATAAATCTGTTTATATCATTAATATATTCTTGTGCTTTTTTACTTGTTACCTCAAAACCGTTATCTGATGCCCTTTTACAAAACCATGAAAGAGTTTGGTGTAAATTCATTAATAATGCTATTTCATTATAAGCTTTTAATTTATTCAATAAATTTCCTATTTCTAAAAGATATTTTTCAGATTGTTCAAGATTCATTTCATAATAATTTTTCATTTTTATCTCTCCTTGATTAAGTCTATAATTAATTATACCACACTTTTTATACTTTTGTAAAGCTTTTTTCAAAAATAAATTAATCTTTTTTGAAAATATTTTTAATAAAATTAGTAATTAAATAATAACAATTATTCATTAAAATATGATATAATAGTATTAAGGAGGTGAGCAAATGCCATCACAAAAAATTATGGAAGTAATGAGAAAATTAGTTGAAACTGATGATAAAGATGAAAGAATGAATATAGTTGAAGAAAATCAAGAAATATTAACTTCAACTGAAAACCCAGTTAATAATGAAGAATTGGAAACATTAAGAACTAGGAACGGTGAACTTGAAACAGAAGTTGAAGCACAAAAACAAAAATTTAGAGATAGATTTTTTGGAGGTGTTGAAGCTGATGCAAGTCCAACAGAAACAGAAAAAGTCGAAGAAGAAGAAAATCCAAAATCATTAAATGAAATATTAAATAATAAGGGGGAATAATTAATGGGTTGTTTATCAAATCCCGATTTTAAAAGTAGTACATTATTAAATGCTATAAAAAGTGAAGCAAGTGTAGAATATCAAGCACGTGTACCCGATGCAACAAAAGATAATTTAGCCGAGGTTGGGACATCAATTTTTAATTGGAGTTCAACAAGAAATGAATTCGTTTCAGCTTTATTTAATAGAATTGGTAAAGTTGTTATTTCTGATAAAATGTATGAGAATCCTTTAAAAGAATTTAAAAAGGGAATGTTAGAATGGGGAAAAACTATTGAAGAAGTATTCGTTGATTTAATAACTGAGAATGCTTATGATGCATCAATTGCAGAAGAAGAAATTTATAAGAGAAATATGCCCGATATTAAAAGTGTTTTCCATGATGTTAACAGAAAAGGTTTTTATAAAACCACTGTAGAAAATGAAACTTTAAACCTTGCTTTTACTGGTGAAAGTGGAATGCAATCTTTAGTAGATAAAATTATTGCTAAATTATTTACTTCTGATGAATATGATGAATTTTTATATATGAAAAATATTATTAATCAGTGGGGGATTGAAGGAAAATATCATGTTGAAACTGTAGTTAATCCAACTGATGAAGCAAGTGCAAAAGTTGCGTTAACTAAGATTAAAGAAATTTCAAATGATATGACATTTATGAAACCCGACTATAATTTTGCTAATATTAAAACGCATACTTTAAAGAAAGATCAAATAGTTTTAATTTCAACTTATTTTGATGCATTAGTCGATGTTGAAGTTTTGGCAAGTGCTTTTAATATGGATAAAGCTGATTTTATAGGAAGAAGAGTTTTAATTGATGACTTTGGAGGGTTACAAGATGTTTTATGTATAGTTTGTGATAGAAATTGGTTTATGGTTTACGATAAATTATTAAGAACAGAAGACTTATATAATCAACAAGGTTTATATTTTAATTACTGGTTACACCATTGGCAAGTTCTTTCAGCATCAATTTTT